CATGGTTGGAGGAAACCGTGCTGGACTAATTAAAATGCTTTATGCGTCTGGCTTTAGAGGAAAGGCACTTGAGACTGCTTTTGCTGTAGCGCTTGCTGAATCTGGTGGTAGAGCTAATGCCTTTAACGACAAGGGTAGAGATCTATCTTACGGCCTGTTCCAAATTAACATGAAAGATAACGACCCTTCTTCTCCTAATATGGGAAGAAATCGTCGTAAGCAATTTGGCATGTTACACAATAAAGAGTTGTTTGATCCTAAAAAGAATATGGCAGCAGCATTCCAGATCTCTAATAAGGGAACTTGGTGGAAGCAATGGGGCGCATTTACTAACGGAACCTTTGCTAAGTATCTAGATGATGCCCATACGGCAGCTAAGGATGCTGGTATTGGTGGAGACTCAGGTCAAGCTGGTATGGCTCTTGCGACAGAGTCAACTAGAACCCATGCTGTGGGTGGGGGCGGCCATATGTCTATGACTAGTAGAAATGCTACAATTAACGTCTACGTTGATATGGATGTTAAGCTTGCAAGCCTAAGCAAATTTGAGCTTCAGAAAGCTGCGGGAGAATTACGTTCTGCTGTTGATAGAGAATTGCGTGTGAAAGGAATTGGTGCTGTCTAATGGCTACTTACGTACCGTATAAGAACCTGAGTGGGACTACAGACGCCGCCTCTAAATTCTTTTGGACATGCGAGGCTTTTGAACAAACTAAGTCAAAAGACTTTACTAACTTTGTTCCTATTACTACCCCTAGTAAAGCTGTCTATAAAGATTTTGCTGTTATGTACGCTGTTCGTATTTGGGAAACTAAAAATAATGGAACCATCGAACCTATGTACGATAATGATGGGTTTGAGGTATTGATCCGTGATTCTTGGAGGCAAGAAGTAAAAGACCAGGTTACAATTGGAGATATTGTACAAGGGTCATCTATTGCTACTTATAATGGCCTAGTCTACAACCGTAAGAAACCTGGCGATGACAATGATCAAAGTACTAAAGAAGTATTTCGTTTTACCCTGCTTGCTAAAAAATCAAACGTAACAGTTACACCACAAATTTATGTAAAGCTTAAAAAGAATAGTAGTAAAAACCCAGGTGCTTTAGATCTAGAAGTATTGCCTAAAGATCCAAGCACTACTCCTGATCCAAACTATAACTGTCAAACAATTAAGTTTACCGCTGCTAGAGTAGATACCGATATTCCTGAGTCTGTTAAAAAACAGGCTTGGAATCAGTCCTACATTACAAAAGATAAATGCTCAAACCCAAATGTTTGGGTAACAATTGTTAGAACTGGAAACCTAAACCCACTTCTTGTGGATTACCATTTAAGAAGGTTTTCTTTAGATGGTCTTCAGTGTACCTTTCATGGGTATATAGGAAACTCAGATTTTCAGGGTGTGCCCGCAGAAGGTGTTGGAAAATTAGGTCCTGACGAGTATATTGGCTCTGATCTTGACACTACCAAACCTGAGAATGTAAACAGAGACTTTAAAGGCTCTGACAAAAGAGATAGTAAGACTGATGCTATAAAAGCGCTTCTTGCTATTAAGACTAATACTTGTGGTCAAACAGTGGAAGTTGACACGCCAGGTACTGATACTCCGTTTGTAGACTCAAAACCTATTACGGTTTCAGATAGTCAAATTAATCCACCAAGCCACTATTATACTAGGGATATTAGTCTTTGGAACAAAATCAGAGGTCAGGCAATTAAAGACTTAACTGGCTCAAAGAGTATTGAGGAAGTTAATAGAATTGATATTCTTACAAAAGATGCTGGCGTTGCGGGAAGACTAGGAATGATCTTTCAAGATGAGGCCTCAGCTACCGCATTAAATAAGTCTGAAAACTCTAAAAAACCTTGGGGCTTTAGATTTACCTACAACCCATCTAGTTTTAGTTACAACTCTGCTATGGATACTTCTATTGACTGGATGCTGTCTACAAAAGACCCTGCTAACTATGTTGGAGGAAATGTTAGCGTCGGGTTCCAGCTGTATTTAAATCGTGTAGCTGATATGACTGAGCTTGCCTATTTGCGAGGCAAAGAAAAGACGCATACTAAGAATTATCCTAAAACTCTTACTGTAGAGGCGGTTCAAGGAATCCTTTATAGAGGAACAGAATACGATTTAGAATACCTATATAGGGTTTTAAATGGAGACCCGTATCCAAGTAACAACGGTTTATTAACCTACACCGTAGGCGGTAAGCCGGCTATTACCTCAGATTTTGGGTACATTACTGGTACGCCTATTTGGTTAAGACTTCATGACAATCTTCGTTATAAGGGGTCTATTGCATCTATTAGCGTTAACCATGTTCTATTTAATGAGTTTATGGTTCCTATGTTTTCTACAGTAGATATTACAATGGTTCGTTACCCAATTATTGGTGATGCTGGTAAGGATGCACAAGACGGCTTTGACAAGAAGAAGACTAAGTATCTTGCCGCTGTTGAGGCTGCAAATGAGCCAAGCACTGATAAAACTGCAACTGGAGGTGTAGGTCCATGAGCAACATAACTAAACTATCTCGTTATTATGATGGTCCTTTAGCTCAGATTCCAGATAAGAATACTGGCAGCTACAACATTGCTGTGTATAGAAAATTTGGAGATCAAGGAACTGTTAGCTTCTTTGAGTATTACTGGGTTGACGGCGATTCTTTAGCTGGACTTGCTAATACTTATTTAAAGAACCCACTTCTTTGGTGGAGAATTATGGAAGTTAATCCTGAGATTAGCGACCCGTTTAGTATTAAGCCGGGAGATATTGTGAGGATTCCATATGTCTCAAGTTGAGAACTTAGGCACTTGGTCTGAAAACTATGCGTGGGAGTCATCTGCCTACGACTCTAGTTTTTCTGTTCAGTTTCCAAAGACCCCTAAATTTGACCTACTTCTTATTGGAGCTCAGTTAACTCAAAGTATTGAATCCCATGATGTGCTTGTATTAGAGTTTAAAGGTAAGCCTACTAACCCTGAGGTTGCCCTTAACTCTTTTGACCCAGTAAAATTTACCTACGCTAGTGGATCTGATAAAGCTGTGTGGGAAGGGTATATCTACACCATAGATCCAACTACAGATACTAAGACCCACAACACTACAATTATCTGTAGCGGCGCCTCATCTATTATGAAAGATAGTGAGCAAAAGATTTACAAAAAGGTAACTGCTGATCAAGTAGTACAGAAGATCTGTAAGAAACATGGACTAAAAGCCGTGACCCAAAGACACCCACGTTTGCGAGAAAGCTATGTACAGGCTGGACAAACAGACTGGCAAATGCTTAGACGTCTTGCCAAGCAAACCGGTTTTGCTTTAAAGCCGGACAATACCAGCATTATCTTTATGTCTAAGAATAAGATATTTAAAGACAAAAAAGATAAAGCCCCATATTTTAAATACGCTGATGGTATTTCACGTGCACAAAGATCTGTTGGAACCTGCCTCTCTTTTAATCCATATATTTCAGACGATGCTATTGAGATTGGCGCAAGAGTCGATAGAGTCATTACTGGTGTAAGTAGTTCTTCAGGAAAGACTATTACTACTAGCCATAATACAAAGGATCACGTAGCAACTAGCCGAGGCGTTGTTGTTCCTAGTGAGGACTTTAATTATGAAACCTAGTTTTTCTAAAGTAAGTAACTCGACCCCACCAAGAGCAAAATTTAAATCTTTTCAGGTTCATGAGGTAGCTACCAGCTTATCTGAATCTAAGTATATTGCAAGTGATCTTGCCGATGCTAGACGCTATGCCTACCGTGCTACAGCAGTTCTTGTAGGCAATGTTAACGTAAAAACTTACGAACCTATCTATATTGATGGTCTTCCTAATGGTTTGACTACCTATTGGACTGTGCTAAAAGTAACCCATCTTTTTGGTGGAAGCGTAGGTAACTACATGTTGGAAGTTGAGCTTGGTGCAGATGTACTAAATGACACTAATGAAAATGCTAGTAAAGCCAAAGACACTAGAGATGTCAATGCTGAGATCTCTGGACAGAGCATTGACTCTCCTAGTTCTACATTAGTTTCATATAACACTTCTGTGAACTCTACTACTTTAGAGCAAGTAGAAAACCGCTCTGTTAGGGTAAGCGCTACAAATAATTTTGTAGCTGACACGGGAATACCTGATCTTTATCAAACAAGTGTTCCAGATTTTTCTAAAACTAAACAAACTGCTATTTGGCGAGCCACAAAGAAAAACCAGGTGCTTTAATGGTTAGTGCACTAGAATATAGCTTAGACGCTCTTGGCAGACCTAGATTTTACGGTATATATAACGCCATAGTGGTAGACAACAAAGACCCTTTAAACAAGGGAAGACTAAAGCTCAAAGTACTTCAACCTACTGGAACTGAGGTATCTGCTTGGGCTGAACCATGCATAGGGGCTCTAGCTCAACACAAGACTCCGTATGCGATCTTCTCATCTAACGTAGATCAACCCCTTTCTCCAAATACAGCTACCCTTATTTCTTACGACACTACTGAAGATAGTAACAAAATTTCTTTTAGTGGCAATAGGATTACAGTTGAAGAAGAGGGTGATTACCTATTTAGTTTTTCAGCTGTTTTTGCAAAAAGCAACTCTGCAGCAGAAACTGTTGATGTGTGGGTTAGAAAAAACGGCACAAACGTACTACGAAGCAACACCAGAATTGTGGTTCAGGGAAACCCAAATGAGGTTGTAATGACGGTGCCTTTTATAGTTGACCTAGGACCTAAAGACTATCTACAGCTAGTTATGTCTACGGCCTCTACCAACTCCATGACTCTTACACATCACCATGCTGCAACCAACCCCACAAGACCCGAAACCCCTAGTATAATAGCTACTATAAGTTTGGTTGGAAAATATAAGCCTAAACCAGGTACTGAGGTTTGGGCTATGTTTGTAGCCGGAGACCCTGAGTACCCAGTTTGGATAGGAACAAAATGAAATCTATAAACTTTCCTTATTCGTTGACTGTGTTTGGGGAAACCGAAAGCACATCAAATCAAGCTAAGATCTGGGTAGACAGGGTACTCACACTTTTGTCAACACAGCTTGGCCAAAGACCAATGGCTCCAGATTACGGAGCAGATGTTGCTAGAGCCCTCTTTGAAAACGAAGATGACTTTAGAGTAGCCTTTAGAGTAGCTATAGCCAAGGCTATGTCAGTATGGCTACCAGAGCTAAACATTGAATCTATAACAATTGGCGATCCAAATCAAGATGGGTTTGTTAATATAGAAATTATGGTAGAACTTCCTAATTCTAGGGTTGCAGCTGTTACTATTAGCAGTGCTGCTTTTGGGGCTAATGGGGCTATCACAAGGACGGGAGCATAATGCAAATCGACTATACCTCAAGAGACTACGAGGCTTTAAAAGCCGACCTTATCGCTTTAGTAAATAAGCGTACTAACTATCAATGGGAAGCAGACAATGCCTCTGATTTGGGATCAGTACTACTAGAAGCGTTTGCCTACATGGGCGACGTAATGTCTTACTACCTAGACAGAGTTGCTAATGAGATGTCTGTAGACACTGCTGTTAAGAAAGAAACCCTTCTTAGGTTTGCTGAGCTATACGGATACAAGCCATCTGGTCCTACACCGGCTCAGGTGTCTGTAACTTTTACAAATAATGGTCAATCTAATATTGACCTTCCTGTCGGAACTCAAGTAATGGCTCCCCTTACCTATGGTTCTTATAGTGAAGTCTACTTTGAAACAGCCGAGTCTATTACTCAGTTGCAGCCTGAACAACAAATTACCGTTCTTGCCTATGAAGGCAAAACCGCAAATACAGATCGACCAGACTTAATTAGCTCTACAACCTACAAGCCTCTTCCTGTAAGCCTAGGAACATCAGATGGTTCTAGTAACCAAGAGTTTTCTATTTTTGATGTTGGTATTGTTGATGACTCAGTAGTTACTTACGTAGGTCAAGGTGTAGCGTTTGCCCCATGGAAATATGTAGACAGCTTAACAAATTACGGTCCAGATGCTTTGGTATTTACTACAAGAGTAGAAGATGACGACACTACTACCGTAATCTTTGGTGATGGTGTTAATGGGGCCATTCCTCCAGCAAACCAACTTATCAGCTGTTTGTACAAAACTAGCGCAGGGCTTTCTGGAAACGTTATTGCGGGAGCAATTGAAGAAGTTACGTTTGTTCCTGGTAATGGTGACCCAGAAGCTATCTCCTATCTTACAGCTACAAATGCAAACCCTGCTACTGGTGGTGCAGATGCTGACTCACCTACACAACTTCGTAAAAAGATTAAGGCTGCAATTATTGCAAGAAAGCGTGCCGTAACTTTGGATGACTATGATTATTTGGTCAGTCAAGTATCTACTGTAGGTAAGTCAAAAGCAGTTGCTGGAACATATAGCTCTGTAACTATTTATGTGCAATCACAAGATGATAGCTCAACAACTCCAGGTATTTCTAATAACTTGCCTACCACTGCGTGGCTTAAGTTAAAAACAAAAGTAGAGACGTATCTTGCAGACAAGATCCCAGCTGGAACTACAGTAACAGTTAGCTACCCTACTTATGTACCGGTGTACTTAAGACTAAACCTAACCTTAGATAATGCGTATAGACAGGCGTCAGTAAAGCTAGCTATTTCTAAAGCCCTGCTAAATACTGGTGGTTTGTTTGCATACGATCAAAACACCTTTGGAAGAGTCCTACCTATGTCAGCTGTGATCTCTAAGCTAGCTGCTATTGATGGGGTAATTTCTGTAGACCTAGTAAAGTTCAACACGACTGATGCGACATCTGCAGGTAACATTACCTTTGCGGCTAATCAGATCCCTGTTCTTTTGCCAGCTAATTTAACCTATAACACCATCACTGGTGGAATAGCCTAGAAAAGGAGTACCCATGGCAGCATACTTTCCCGCCCGAGTTAGGCCCTTCATTGCAAAGGTCGACTTGCAGGACACCATTGCGGCAGACCACATCAACGCTCTTCAGGAAGAAGTTCGTGCTATTGAGGTGGCCCTAAACGGAACCATTGACGAAGAAAATGGAATGCTTACTTCTACCTATACAGGTACTTTTGCTACCACCAATACTTGGGATTCCCTTGATGCAAGACTAACTAATATTGAAGCGGGTCTTGTAAATGGACTTGCAGTAAGCCCATACTTAAAGAAGACCGGAGACAGTATGACTGTTTCCAACGTAGTTGCTTTGTCTTTAAAGAACTCAAGCGCTACCACAACTTCAAATCTTTTTGAGGCTTACAACTCTACCAACGTACTTGGCTTTGCTATTTCTGGGGCTGGGCTTCCTAAGGTTGGAACTGCTAACGTTTTGTATGTAGGAAGCTCTGAGTACAATACTTTAAACACAACTGCTAATTCAGCATTGCAAACTGCGGAAGCTGTTAGATTTGATCCATTTCTTCTAGCTGGGATGTAGCACATAAATGGCTAAATATTCGTTTACGGTATACGGTCTATCAAGCGTCAAGTATGGACAACTAGAAAATAACAGGGCCTACTACAACGTAGGTATAAAGACTATGTCCTACGACTATAGGACTATCTTAGTACAGTGGGGATCACTATTAACTGACCCTGCAGATCCTGCACCAACGCACTGGAAACTAGTAAAAAACTATAGTGGTGCTTCTGATACCCCTTATGATGGAAAAACATTAGAGAGCGGAATAATCACCCAGTTTAGTTTGGACTACCTTGATACAGATGTTATCGCTGGCT